GTTTCCCAGTCACGATCGGATGAAGCGGCAAAGCTGGCAGCCGATATACAATCTTTCCTGTATGACAGCTATCCTCTTGCAACAACAAAGAGAGGGACTGTGGAAAGCCGTATTTTTATTTTAGCCCAAAAAATTGAGGGGATTTTGAAGTGATTAAACGGGAAAAGCCAAAGAAGGTGATAAACCGCGGGCCGGATGACTGTGTGACGTTTATGAAACGAAGCCCATGCCGGCGGATGGCGGATTGCCGGGAGTTTTTTAATCAGGATTAATTTTAAACGCTAAACTCAATTTTAAGCGATGCTTAGGCAAATTAAAACGGATTCCAAAATAATGTTTGAATTTCTGCAAAAATTTTGTATGTTGTGTTCGTCACCGTCAGGTGGCAATTTATGGCACGGAATTAAAAATCAGGCGGAGTTTACCGCACGTCACGCGGTTATCGTCGTTTTTGTATTATTTACAAAAAGTAAAGTGCGACGATGGGTTAATCCGAAAGGATTACTGGTTTCCCTTGATTCCAGCCGTGCCAGGACCCGTCGGCGCACTTTTTTGTTTAACGCTCAACTGGCACGGAGCAAAAATCAAGGAGGCATTATGCCAACCAACCGTATTATTGCACCCAATGATTTTTATTTATTTGGATACGATTATTATATCGTCCCCTTTTCTGGCGGAAAAGATTCACTCGCTTGTTTTCTTTATCTGCTTAAAATGGGCATTTCTAAAGAAAAAATTGAGCTTTGGCATCATAATGTTGATGGTGCGGAAAGCGAAAAGAATTTTATGGATTGGCCGGTAACGCCAGCCTACTGCCGGGCAATTGCAGAAGCGTTTAATGTGCAAATTTATTTTAGCTGGAAGGATGGCGGGTTCAAGGGTGAAATGCTGCGAGAAAACAGCCTAACAAAACCCACCTTTTTTGAAACACCTGAAGGCTTAAAAAAAGTTGGCGGCACACGCGGGAAAAAATCTACCCGCTTAAAATTTCCCCAAATTTCCGCAGACTTGAAAGTTCGTTGGTGTTCTGCTTATTTAAAAATTGATATTTGTTCCACAGCTATCCGTAACCAAGCTAGGTTTGACAACAAAAGAACGCTTGTGATTAGCGGAGAGCGTGCAGAAGAGAGCGCAGCGAGGGCAAAATACAAACAGTTTGAACCAGACCGGGCCGATAACCGAGACGGCAAGAAAAGACGGCTGGTGGATAGATTTCGGGCGGTTCATTCTTGGAAAGAACAGGATATTTGGGACATTATAAAAGAGTTTCGTGTAATGCCTCATCCAGCTTACCAACTTGGGTTTTCTCGTTGTAGTTGTATGTTCTGCATTTTTGGGAACAAAGATCAATTTGCAACCGGTAAGATCTTGTCGCCAGCTATGTTTCATGAGATTGTAGAGTATGAAGAACTGTTTGATGTGACGATCAAAAGGAATAAATCCATATCGGATTTTGCTTTTGAGGGTGATGTTTATGAAGCCGCTAAGGATAAGGACTTAAGAGAAGTTTCATTGTCAAAGGAATTTAGAAAAGGGGTTTTTGTTGAAAATTGGGAATTACCAAGCGGTGCGTTTGGTGAGTCTTGTGGCCCAGTTTGATTTATAAAAAACAAAAACACTTATTTGGAGAAAAAGAACAATGAAAAAGCAACTAAGTATATCCCCCATTAATTGGCAAGAAGAACTAACCAGGCTGGGCTGGGCAAACCCCGCCGCGTTGATGCATCTTTATATCAACAAAGCGAACATCATCAGCCTGGCAAAAGCTGGTAAATCGGTTAAGGATATTTTTAACGACTTTGAAAGGAACCCGCAATGATTAAAGAACAACTAGAAATTTTGTTGAAAGGCGTAAAAGCCTGGAAAAGCTGGAGAATTGAAAACCCGGAAACGGAAATTGATTTGCGCGGTGCGGATTTGCGCGGTGCGGATTTGCGCGGTGCGGATTTGCGCGGTGCGGATTTGCGCGGTGCGGATTTGCGCGGTGCGGATTTGCGCGGTGCGGATTTGGGCGGTGCGGATTTGGGCGGTGCGGATTTGGGCGGTGCGAAAACAGATTTAGAGGTACCGACAATCCCGGACATACATAAAAAGGTTTACGAAAGGATTGCGAAAAACCCAGAGTCGTTTGACATGCATAGCTGGCATAGTGAATGCGGCACAACACATTGCATTGCCGGACATGTTGTTTTGCTTGCGGGGGAGGCTGGGATAAAATTGGAGAACCAGACTCAGACCCTGACAGCTGCGGAGTTAATCTATCTTAAAAGCGATCCAAATTTTCAAAAAATGCCAAATTTTTATGCGGATAATGAAGAAGCAATTGAGGAATTGAAAAAACTTGCGGAGGTGGAGGATGACTAACATAGAACTTTACCAAAAAATATCTTTAGCCGCGGGCGAAATGGACGCAACGCCAACAGACGGGCAAATTTCGGATTTTGTGAACCGGCTAAATACTTACGGCATACAGATTGTTTCTACAAAGGATCAGCCTTTTCCACTGCTTCAGCAAGCGCTAAACGCGGCAGCGGAAAAGCAGGATTCTGATATAAGCATAGAAAGCTACCAGGACGGCTCCGGCAGCCTCTCTATCGACAATTTGCGCTATTCTATGGAGATTGAAAGCTTTGCGGAGTTGGCCGCAAAGCTAGCCTATCTTGCGGAAAATGTTGTAGATGATGATACAGATATTGACGAGGTTGGGGAAGATGCCGCTTAAAACATCCCGAACGTCTGTTTTTAAACGGTTAAAATGCCTCGGCATAAAACCGGCCAGCGGATGCTGGAAGCAATATGAAGCCGCAAAAAAAACATTGATAGCGGAAAGGCCGTTAAACTCCTTCCGCTATCGCTTAATCATTCAAGCAATAACAGATTATTTACAGGTGTAAGGAAATAGAGATGAGCATGAAAGCGGGCAATTGGATTCCTGTTGACAGGAATGTCGTTTACGATCTTTCCCCTACTGCAAAAGAGGGGCAATACAGTGAGCAATCCGCCTACTTGAGTCTCCGTGAAGACCTGGAAAAAGGACATCCAAAAAAGTTTAGGGATTATGCAAGGATGTGGAAATGGTCTATAGGAAACACGTCAAGGTTCTTTAAAAAAATAGGTTATAAAACGGGTGAAACACTGCCCGAAATAGCCCAAAAAGGGTTGGAACAAAAGCGGAACAAAAGCGGAACAAAAGCGGAACATGTAACAATGTTGATTTACAATGACTTAAACACACCGGTTGGAACAAAAGCGGAACAAAAGCGGAACAAAAGCGGAACACATACTATTAATCCTAATCCTAATCCTAATCCTAAAAGAAAAAAACCTCCGGAAAATTTTGACAAATTTTCTGATGATTTTTCTTTTTTTTTTCAAAGTTCAAAATTCACTGATACAATGATCGAATTTATTCAACATCGCAAAAACTTAAAAAAACCGATGACGGAACGCGCAATAAAATTACTGCTTTCCAAATTGTTCGGCTTTGCTGGTCAAAACACGGACAAGGCCGTTGAAATTTTAGAACAGTCCATCCTAAACGGCTGGCAGGGTGTTTTCGAGTTGAAGTCTAGCAACGTGAAAAACGGGAAGACGGTTGTCCTTGAGCCTGAAAGAATTGTAGTATCAAGGGGAGACGTGCTATGATCACCTTGCCCGTAACGCAGCAATTGGTAGCCACGTTGGTCGGCTTCCCGGAAAAATGCGCCGGTACTGTTTTTTCCGCTATCCGTCCGGATATGCTGCCGGATGGTATTGACCGGGAAATTTTTGAGAAGTGTCTTGAGTTTTACAAGGATGGCAGCGAGATCAGTTTTATTTCCCTGGGTGATAAAGAACAGATTGTCCGGGTGGCGGATGCTTTAGGCGGTCAATATTTTTATCACGATATTCGTTTGATGCCGATCATAAAAAACATTGTCGAGTCTTACGAGCGTAGAGAATTACAAAAAGCCATCATCAAGGCGAATGACATGATTGCCGCTGGAAAGACGGTTGAAAGCGCCATCGCGGTTATTGAGAATGTGAAGGACAAAATATTCAAAAAAACCAATAGCGCATTCATCACACTAAAGGACCTCGTTGAAAAATATTGGGAAGAACAGCAATACCTGGAATTAACGGAATCGGTGCTTAACACCAGGTGGCCCAAATTCGACAACGACCTTGTTTTCAAAAACGGTGATTTGGTGGTTTTGGCCGGTCGCCCGGCGATGGGGAAAACGGATTTTGCTTTGCAGATGACAAAGCGCGTTGCCGGCAGCGGTGTTCCGGTCGGCGTGTTTTCACTCGAAATGAAATCGCCATACTTGCTGCGCAGGCTGGCAAACGGCGGGCAAGACTACGAAAGCTATCTTGAAGGCTGCAAGGATATTGTTGATTTGCCTATCGTGATAAACGATAGTCCCGTTCAGACGGCCTTGAGCGCACACGAACAGGTTAGATATGCCATTCGGGAACACGGAATAAAGTTAGCTGTGTTTGATTATCTCACGCTGATGGATACGGAAAAATCGCAGAATAGGAACCTGGAAATAGAAAAACTGGTGAAGGATTTAAAGCAATCCGCCCTGAAGAACGGTATTCCTTACATCTTGCTGGCGCAACTTTCCCGTGCTGTGGAAAAGCGGACGGATAAAAAGCCGATGCTGTCTGACCTGCGGGATAGCGGCGGGATCGAACAAAATGTGGACATGGCTTTGTTTCTTTACCGTCCCGGTTATTACAAACTTTCGGTTGATGGTGTTGATGATGACGACATTGAAAATTATCTACAACTGATTATCGGAAAGCAGCGAGACGGCAGAACGGGCGTTTTAGAATTTTTTTACGATAAAGAACGAAAAAAAATAGAAGAATGGGGACGAGATCAACTTGGCTATCAAAGCGGTTATCCTCAACCGAGCGACATACCATTTTAAAAAACAGGAGAAAAGCATGACAGATATTAGCGTTTCACAAAAAATAAACAACTGGAATAACTCAGGCGGGCTGAACCGAAAGGTTTCCTACCGGCTGCCGGGTATGAAAAAGCCGATTCATTCCAGCACACGCAGCAAGGCCTTTTTACATCTGGGGCATCCTTGCATTTACATAGACGGTGCAAGTGTCCCAGTTCCGTTGGAGTGTGTAAGCTTGTTAAAACCTTCTTTGCAAGATCAGATCAAGGAAGTAAAGCGGGAGTTGCGAATGCGTGAGTATGCCTACCCCAAATGGGTAGCTTCCCGCAAGCTAAAGCCGGAAGATGCTGACCGGCGAATTGATTTGATGAAGGCCGTTCTGGAGACGCTCGAAGGATTAAAGAAGAAGTCACAGCAAACAAACTTATTTGGAGAATGAGAAATGAAAATTGATTGCGAAAACGAGGCAAAATACAAGTGGAGCCCGGAAAGACCAAAGGCAGCGGGTTACTACTGGATACGCGGTATCGGCGATTATTGTGAAACTATTGTGGAAGTTTATGCCGCAGGATATTGCGAAGGGTCAGAAACGGAAGTTTTAAGTGTTTCTAGCCAAATGGAAAATATTAGATTACTTATAAACGATAAAAAATTTGACAACTCCGAATGGATGCCTGTAATGCCTTCGCATATGGCTTCACGGTTTGAAAAATACAGTAGAGGCCAAGCAAATGGCTAAAAACCTAACACTGTACATGGAGACCACCAAAAAGTCGCCAGAGCAAACCGTCGGAGAGATTCAAGCGCTTTTAAAGCAACTGAATATCCGCGAAGTGCTCATCAACTACGATGACGATGGAGAAATCGAGGCACTGAGTTTTTCCATCCGTAAAGGCGGTTCAAAAATTCCGTTCAGGTTACCGGTGAACCACAAACCGCTTTGGGAGCTTGCTCAAAACGGACAGACCAAATATATCAAAACCGAAGAACAAGCCCGTAAAGTGGCCTGGCGGCAGATATACCGGTGGATAGAGGCGCAGTTGGCGCTTATTCAGGTTGGCATGGCAGAAGCTGAGGAAGTTTTCCTTCCCTACATGTTGATAGATAACCAGCATACTGTTTACGATAAATTCTTAAGTCAGGGGATTGCGGGGTATTTGGCGGAGGGCTCGAAATGAAACGCCCAACCTGACCGGCTTGCCTTTGTTTGAGGCGGTTTAACAAAACATAAACAAGGAGCAAATAAATGAGAGAGCGATTTAAAAAAGCCTGGGCAGCATTCTTTGATCAGAACAACGCGGATATTGAAACGATGCAGCTTTTTATAGAAGTATTGGCAACAAGGGTTATTCGTAAAGCCATTAGTGACGGCGAAAGAATACCTTATTATCTTATGCAGGAAATTGGGATTGTGTTTAACAAAATTCGCGGTTATTTGGAAACAAAGTCGGATGAGGTAACAATTCCGAAAGCGGAATACACGGAACTGCAAGCGGCGGCGGAAAAGCTGGATGACTTCCCTTTTACCTACGATAAAGCGCAAGAAAGAATGGTCCCTGTAGAGGATTCGCCTTTCTCCATTCACGAAAAGCCAGTGCAGGATTGGTTTTTAAGCAGTGATTCCGTAACGGACGTTAGTCAGCAACTTCCTTTTTTAAAATAAGTGAGAGAAAATAATGCAAAATTCACTTTTCACCTTAGAGCAAGAAAAAGACCTAAAAAAACAAGACCCCGCCAAAAAAGGTGCGAAAAAAACAACCAAAGCGTTGAAAACGAAATCCAGTATTGTAAAACGGGAGAAAGCAGCTGGCGACCTGATAGGAAACATCAAAATGGGTGAATGTATCCACTACACAACCGCCGGAGATTGGTCAACACACGATTTGTTGAAACACCTTTTAACCATAACCGGCCCCGCAAAAGTTTGCATTTGCTCATGGTCGGTTTCCGAAAGTGCTGTAATTTATCTTTTAGAAGCCATCGAAAAAGGCATCATAAACAACCTGAAATTGTTATTCGATTGGCGCGTAAAAGTAAGGCGTCCGAAGGTTTTGCAGCTTGTCAAAGCAAACATATCGGATGTTTACTTAACCAATACACACGCAAAAGTTTTTACAATATCAAACGAAAATTGGGGTATATCCTGTGTCGGCAGTTCAAACTTAACAAACAATCCCCGTATCGAATGCGGCGTTATCACCGCAGACAAAGAAATTCAGAAATTCCACCAATCATGGATAGAAGAAACGATCAAAGGAGCAGATTGCTTTGAATAAAATCGAAGAGATAGAGAAACTTGCAGGCTTGCAATTTACCAGAAAGGAAGTAAGTATCATCACCCAAATTCCAATATCAAAATTTGAGGGCGATACGGATGAAAACCATGCTTTCCTTCGTGGTTGTCTAAAAGCAGTTGCGGAAGTGCGACAATCTATTCTAAAAATGGCAAAACAAGGAAGTTCCCCAGCGCAGAATAGCTTCTTAAAAATGATAGATGATCGCATAAAAAGCGAAAGACTAGAAGAAAAACGAGCAAAGCTCCGAAAATGAAACCAAAACCAAAGCAAAGAAAACTAAGCCTGCGGCAAGAATTATTCTGCCATGAATTTGTGAAAGATTTAAACCAAACACAGGCTTATATTCGGGCAGGATACAGCCCAAAACACGCAAACAAGCTGGCAACGCGACTGATGGGAAATGAAGGTGTTAAAGCGCGGATTGCGGAATTGCAAAAAAAAGTTTTTGACATTGCGAAGATAGAAGCCAGCGATGTTTTAAACGAATTAGCAAAAATCGCTTTTGCGGATGTGACAAATTACCTTGAGTTTGACGGCGAAACTTTAAGCGTAAAACCTTTCGATCAATTAAAACCGGCACACACCGCAGCCATTGCCGAGTTTAGCCAGGTTGAAACGCGAGAGAATACCCGGCATAAATTCAAGCTGCACGACAAAATGAGGGCGTTGGAAGCGCTCGGAAAGCATTTAAAACTGTTTGCGCCAGATACGCAGATCAATGTGAATGTGGAAAAGCAAACCATCGTTTTTGGTGGTAAGGAAATCACTTTTGGATGATAAAACAACCGTTCTGTTTAAGCCTTTCCCCAGGCAGCGGGAGTTCCAGGACGCGCTTGCATCCGGCGAATATCTTTACCTGATGTTTGGCGGAGCGATAAAAGGCGGGAAAACCATTTTGTTGTTATCGATTGTGATTGTGCTTTGCAAAATTTTTCCCGGCAGTCGCTGGGCTATTGTGCGGAAGGATTTGCCGCGGATTAAGAAAAATGTGCTGCCGGTTTGGGAAAAGGTGCGGCCTAAAAGTTTTGTGGGTGAGTTAAACCGGCAAGAAATGACCGCCACTTGCGCAAACGGTTCGATGGTGCTTTTTTTTGCGGAAAATATTGACCGGGATCCGGACCTTGACCGCTGGAAAGGCCTGGATCTAAACGGCTTTGTTTTGGAAGAGGCGAACGAATTGCACGAGAATAGCTACAACAAAGCAATAGAGCGCGCTGGCAGTTGGATTATTCCGCCTGGAAAAGATGGCAAACCAGCGGCGCAGCCTTTGCCCTACATCCTGCTTTCCTGCAATCCGGCAGATAACTGGGTGAAACGCATTTTTTACACGCCCTGGAAAGAAAAACGATTGGAAGCGCCTTATTTCTTTTTGCCATCATCGATATTCGAGAATCCGTATTTAACGGACGCTTACCGGGAATCGTTGAAAAACTTACCGGAAAAAACCTACCAGCGGTTTGTTATTGGCGATTGGAGCGTTTCCGAAGAACCGGACCAGCTAATAAAATTTGAATGGGTGGAAAACGCGATGAACGCGACGCCGGTAAGCGGCAAACGGAAAATGGCGGTGGATGTGGCGCGTTTTGGTAATGATGATACGATAAAAGCGGACTTTTTCGGGAATCATTTAAATGGCATCGGGACTTTTACGGAAGGCGATTTATCCATTACCGATACTGCAAAGTGGACAATGCAAACAATGCAAAATTTAAAAATAGACGCGGATCGGGTTGGCGTTGACACGGTTGGTCTGGGTGCTGGCGTTGCGGATATTTTGATTGACGCAGGCTATAACATTGTGCAAATTGTGGCTGGCGCAGTGCCGGTGGAAATAGAAGAACTTGCCAGCTACAGTTTTTTTAATTTGCGTTCGCAAATGTGGTGGTATGCGCGGGAATTGCTGCGAACAGGCCGGGCAACCATTGGCGTAAGTGAAAGTAAACTGATCGAGGATTTGACCGCTCCAAAATACAAAATGAGTGCGGATAAAAAAATAAAAGTGGAATCGAAAGAGGAAATCAAAAAGCGGATTGGCCGCAGTACTGATTACGGCGATGCTTTTGTTATGGGACTTTTTGTGGAACATGTTCAAAAGGTTCCGGGACTTTTTGTGGTTTGAATTAGGAGAACGAAAAGGAGTAACAACATGCAAGACTTAGTGCAACAACTCAAAACAGCACTACAAGCGGGTGATTACGAAAAAGCCGTGCAGATTCGGGAAGAAATAGCCTTGTTAACGCTGCAAATAAGCGCGGAATTAAACCTGGAACGGCGATCTTTGCCGCTACCACTTCTTTAAATCCGGAAAATTGGAAAATTGCGTAAGAACAACGTAAAAAACAAATTACATTTGTAATATACAATTCGTTATATTTTGCTTGTATTGAAACAAGTTAAATAAAAACAACGGAGTTGTATCATGGCATTAACACCAGCACAACAAGTTTATTACGATTTTGCGAAATATGCAAAAATGGAGAGCGGCTACGACAAAGAAGTTATTGGGCCAGTCCTGGAAGAAATTTCCAGCGAAATTTTGGCCTAAATTGAAAGCGTTAAAGGATGAGCAACGAGCAGAAAGCAGACATCGCTTTTCAAAAAATTAGAGCCGATCTGATTTCTGCCTTGAATTCCGGGAAAAAGAAAACTATATTAATTGAGGTTAGCCACTCCCGCATTAACCCGGTCAAAGTATCGGAGCGCATAAAGAAAGGCGACGATACGGAAGTTTGGCTAACCACATTTATTGACATAGTGATTTAACAACGCTTTAAGTCTGTAGCTTAAACAAGTTTAAAACAGCGGGCGGTAAACTGATCCCTTTCAAAGACCAGGTTTGCCGCCCGTTTTTTATTTTATAGGGCTTCATGGATTTATTATTTTTTGCGGCAGTCTGGCAATGGCTCATTTTTTCAATTTTCGGTTGTTTTTTCTGCGTTCTATTGCATGAAAACACCGCAGGATCAATTGAAAGTTTTGAGCTTTAAATTAAAAACCGTTTGGTGGTTTGGCTTTGCTTACTTCTTGTTTGTGGTGTTCTCTTTCCTCATCGGTTTTGTTGTCTTTCTTGCTTTCGCACTTTACAAAAACACCGGAGGTTTTTGATGGCATCTGCCGTTTATAACGAAGGAGCGCACCGCCTAACACCAGGCGTTACCGGGTCAATTGATTGGGCGAGCGATACCATAAAAATTTTGTTAGTAACAAGTTCATACACTTTAGACAAAGATCACGATTTTGTGAATGATGTTAGCGCAAATGAAGTAAACCCGACCAACTATTCCCGCAAAACACTCGCGAGCAAAACAATTACAAAAGACAATGCGACCGACCGCGTAAAATTTGATGCCGCCGACCCGGTGTG